CGATCAACCGATTTAAAAGATGTACTTGCAACATATCAAAATAATATAAATATGTTTGCGGAAGTAAAACTTAAAACACTAGGAATTCCTGAGTTGACATTAATCGCTGATTTCCAAAGACCAGTTAGATTTACTATATACGATCCTTCTAAGAATACCGATAGCAAACATTGGTTGTCAGGTATTTATAAAATTACTGCTCTATCCCATAACATCACATCTTCGGATGCATATTCCTCAGAACTAACCTTACTTAAGATTAATGCCCGTACCTAGATTACAATCACCTTTCATACCTCATGTCGCTGAAGTACAGCGTGGAGGTCATATCGACAGTTCTAAAAAAGGAACCTTGCAAGTTAAATTGTTAGGAGCTGTAGGAACCTCCGATGAAACAATTACTGCTCATAGTTTAATGCCTTTTGGAGGCAGAGGACATGGAGTATTTGGTCCTGTCGAACCTCATACTAAGGTACTAGTTGTCCCAGTACTAACAGACCCACTTGACGACTCTAAAGGTTGTACCTGGTATTGGGTAGGAGTGATTCCTACTATTGATTATGTACGAAAAGAAAAATACGAAGAAGAAAAGCCAACCGAACCTCATATTGCGGTAAGGAGTACTATCCCTGAATCTGAGAGAGTGTATAACCTAGACGAGGTTCCTACTAAAACTATTTTAAAAAATATGGTTGGGCATAAACTTGAATTAGCCGAAACCGTACTTAGTGATTCAAATAAGGAAATTATCCAGGAGGATTATATTCAAATGGCTACAAACTCTAATAAATTCATTAAAATAGATGATGGTATTGGAAAGGGGTATGATAGGATAGAAATTTCAGATAATAAAGATAATAGAATTGTTATTAAAACTGGAGACGATGATGATGCCGATCCGGGATGGGGTCCTGAGTCCATTACTATTGAGTGTACTGGAAACACACACGTATTAAGTAAAGCTGGAGAAATGGATATAAGAGTAGGTCCCGATAGTACTTCTAATATTACAATTCAAAATAATGGAACCGGAGATATTGTCTGTCAATGTGATCAGGGGAATACTTATGTTTTAGCCGAAAAAGACATTTACGTTGAATCCACCAATCTTAGAGTTACCGAAACATCATCTATATATGTGGACGCCGGAGTAGATGTAAATATTGTAGCTGGGAATAATACAAATGTTACCACAGGAGCAGATACTACAGTTACGACAACCGGGGATACCACAGTAACCACAGAGGGAGATCTTAAGATAGACACCACTGGAACCACTGATATTACATCAGGTGACGATATGACATTATCAGCTCCTAACATAACTATTGATGCTGATAACACAGTAGACGTAAATGGTCCTGCCGGGATATCCTTAAACTAATGACTGATATCGCTGTAAAAGGATCGGTAGCAAGCTGTGGTCATACACTGTCAGCAGCGGCTAACGTAGATATAGGAGGTAAGTCTGTAGGAGTTGCTGGTGATACAGCCGGAGGTGCTGTATCTGCATCTCAATCAACAGTAACAATTGGAGGCAAGGCTGTGCTATTAAAAGGTGACTCAATAGCTAGTCACGGTGACCCTCCTCACGCATCAGCAAAGATAACCTCAACCCCCAACTCAACCGTAACTATAGGTTAAGTATATATAGTAAAACCCAATGAAACAGAAAACCTTAACCGTATCCTTTGCACCTAGTGCTACTGCAGATATATTTCCCATATACGCTGTAAATCCTAACGCATTAGGATGCAGGGTAGAAGGTATTCAAGTAGCTAACGATAGTTCTACTACTCAACATACGTGTACTATAGCAAGAATAGAGTATGAGAAAAAGTATGCAAGTAATATAAATTACTTTGGGGATGGTGTTAACATAAGATCCCAAGATTGGAATTATGATGGATCGGCGTATGCTGTACTTTTAAAACAAGTAGTTATACCCAAATCAACAGCGCTCTCAGTTCTAGATATACCTATGCATTTGAAGCCTAATGACGTATTAACCTTAAAACCAACCTCAGTTGATTCTGGAGATATATTTAAGCCAACCGTCACTGTCACCGAATTCTTTGATGACGACGCAGACGCTACTACTGTAGTAGACGTTCAGACCGTATTTTCAGCACTAGCCGCAGGAACTTACTAACCTATGAATTTCAGCATCCCACCCGTAAACGACTCTGTTCCAGATATTCCATCTTTTAATGCGGAAGAAGCAGCTTCTATGCCTTCTACCTCCTTAACGTCTCTGGCTAATTACATGTCAACTATACTTACAGGTATATCCGCTAAAGCTTCAGGTTTAAAGACAAGAGCTAAAAAACTTTCCGGAACCTCTGTAAAATATCTTCCAACTCAAGGTAGAGTACCTGTAGAGTCTACAGTATCCTCTGAAAAAGTAGGAGGTTCAATAGGTAAGGCAATCGGACCTATAGCGGGTATGACAGCTGTTACTCAAGCAGCAGTCGATAATGATATTGATAATGTAATAGAGAATCCTGAAGAAGCAGGAACATCTTCTACCGATGCAGCAAGTATGGCAGGATTAATGGGGTCCTTACTTTCAACAGTTTTAGCAGATTCCGAAGAGGCTGTGTCCGGGGCTGAACTTTCTGCTATTAAAGCTAGTTTAGCAGAATTAGAGGCAAAAGCATACGCAGCTAAAAATAATTTAAATACTATACAAAGTGTTCTATCGGATAGAGCTTTAGGGGTCTTAGTAGAACCTAAAATAAATACAAATGCCTTAACTGCTATTAATGATCCTCAGGTAGACAAAGTAGTTGAATCTTTTGATAAGTATATTACAGATAATATAGTCCAGCCTTATAAAGATAACTTAGAAAAGTTTGGAGATTTGGCAGCTATTACCCAGCTTGAGTTTGAGGAAGATGAACCTATTTTTGATTTAACTTACGGACCTCCAATTTCTAAAAGCGGAACTTTTATATTATCTAACGACGGTTTGTATTACGATTCTGTTAGTGGAGGTATACCTGAAGTTTCAGGGATAGTTGCTGCAAGTTCTACCTGGAATTTAGATTATGCTCCTAACTTAGGAGGTAAAGGAAAAGCATATACTTCTGAAAATCTTAAAAACATTACAGATAATGTATTCGCACTAGATTACGAACCAGAAAAAACTACTGAGAATGAATATTATATATCAGACGATGTCTTAGAGACTTTTGAAGCTAATAAGAATAAACATGTTGAGGATATATATGCTCAGGTAGATGAACTTATAGCTGATGGATTAGATGCAAGCAGTGCAATGGTAGTTAATTACTATAGCAATATAGCTGCTGTAGCCTCTATGTACGATGAGAAAATTAAGAAGCGGAAAAAACAACTTCAATTAGTTTCTATTTTTGCTCCACATATTTATAGTCATTCTACAATTGATCGCTCTGAGAAAGATATTGGATTGGGAACGGGAGTATTAATAGAAAATAGGGGAGATCTTCAAAATCCTGAGTGGCATCCCATTGAAAGAATTCCAATTAATGATTTTTCATTCTTAGGGGGAACCGGAGCTGCCGCAACTGTAGAGCAGCAGGAAAGTATTTTAATATTCTCAGAAGATCTCGATGATACGATTTTACCTATTACTCCTACATTCCTAAGATCCCATCATAAACCTCTATCGTATTTAGAAAACTTTACAATATCACCAGTTGAGGATGAAGTATTTCCATATATCGAAGGTAGTAAATCTGCTTCAGGCACTTCCAACTTTATACACTCTCTAACCAATTCCATAACTGAATCTGGATTATTGCTTGCATATAATTTTATAAGCCCTGAAATTGTAGATCCTTCTTCCGTAAAATTTAATGTGGATAATGTAGGTCCTGATGCAGGGAGAAGATTAAATGCACAACTAGTAGCCTCTAGCCTTGAAAGCGTTTTCCCTTCAGGATTAGCTATTCCAAAACTTACGGGAACTTGCCAAACAAGTGGAGGTTCTTACGTAAGATTACCGAGTAATATAACACCTGCAGGAAGATCCATTAATAGTACTACCCAAGAATTGGATAATTTATTTTACCCAAGTAATAGGTATTTTAACCCTGTTACAGAAAAAGGTGGAGGTGTTACTTTTGATTATTGGGTACATACCCCTGATTTGAGCGCTACTGATTATCATAGATATAAATTAATTATGGGATGTGAAAATTCTGGTGGCGCACCTCATTTTCAATCTAGGCAAGGAAATGTAGATGCTACTAGAACAATGAAGTCCGGACTTATGGACATGTCTAAAACTCATGGAATGATTATAGGGTTTAGAGATAGAGGAGGTATTACTACCCCTAGTGGTTTAGAGTTTGGAGTGTTCCCTACTGTATCTCAAAACCTTAATAGTGGGGCTATAGGTCATAGTATAGCTATCGCAGAAAAGGAGGACGGTACCGAATTAGGTGCAACAATTGCTAGCGGTACCACAGTAAATGGAGTAAGTATAACAGACGCATCTAGTTCTTTTATACACATGTCTCTAGTATTTGATTTTGATTCTGATAACTTAAAAATGTACGTAGATGGAGAACTTTTAAGTACCTCTGGTTTATCGAATATATTCGATCTACAGAAAACAAAGGCAACAATTAGTATACCGTCTTTAACCGTATCAGGAAACTCCGAATTTATGACCAGCTGGGAACCTTCAGGAAATAACGGACCTATTACAGGCGCACCTGGTCTAGCGTTTACTCCTTGGATTTTAGGAGGTGGATTCTCCGATACTATTATACAGAAGCCTTCCCTAGGAAGTTATGACCCTGGATTCTTAGGTTATAATACCAATAGTAGCTATGGAGCAGTACCGGCTTCGCAACATTCTCCTTCCTTAGGAAGTATCACTCCTATAGCTTCTAGTGCCTTAGATGGATTTTTAGGAAGTTTCAAAGTATATTCTAAAGCCCTAACTACTAAGGAAGTTAAAACTAATTTTAGAGGTCAAAAAGGATTCTTTAAAAACATACAAACATAATGATACACGACGACATTTCTCTACTGACAACATCTAAAACAACTCCGTTTAAAGGTGTAGCTTTTCCTGTTACAGAGGGAGCAGGAGGGTTTTTCGCAGCTACTAACGGAGCTCAGACTACTATGTCAGGATTAAAACAATTACTTCTTACTAGTCCAGGGGAAAGGGTTATGAATCCTAATTTTGGAACATCCTTAAGAAGATCTGTATTTGAACCTTTTACCTCTGATTTAATGGCATCATTAAAGGCAGAAATCTCTTTCGCAGTAGAAAAATATCACCCAGAGGTAGAAATTTTAAATCTGCAAATGTCTTGGGATTCACATCCTCGCAGCAGAGGACGGCATAAGATATACATACAATTAAAGTTCCAACTTAAAGGGGAACTATCAAACCCTCAAATTTTAGATATAATAATATAATGGTACAAGAAACACTTAAAGGAATTTATAACACAAGCGCATTTGATGGCTCTATAACTACTGATTTTTTATCCTTAGGGGAATTATCCCCAACTGCTAAGGCTACAAAGATCGATTACTCCGCAGCTGAATTCCCAGAATTTAAAGCTGCTTTAATTAATTATGTAAAAGCAGTATATCCAGATGACTATAATACCTTTGCGGAATCTGATATGGGTATGATGTTTATAGAATTATTTTCCTACTTAGCTTCTGTATTATCTTACAAAGCAGATATGCTAGCTAACGAAAATTATATTACATCTGTAGAGTCCCCAGAAAATCTTAGAAAACTACTGCAACTTATAGGTGTAAAGATGAGAGGTCCTATTAGTTCTAAAGCTGGATGTACTTTGACTCTAGGAGATGACGATACTGTAACAGCTGGAGGAGATACTAGTTCTCTCTCTATCCCTGCGCTCAGTAGATCTTTTTCCATCCCTAGTAATAAAGATTCAGGATCTATAAACTATACTATGTATGAAGTAGACGGTACTGGAAATGTAGACATGGATAGCGAGATTATAGAACTCGTACTTTCTGATTCTTTAAATGCTGCTGGTAAAGTATTTTCAAATCTTATTCTGCTGGAAGGATTACTTAAAGCTAAAACTGGAACTTTTTCTAATACCGATACCATTCACACTATTGACATAGATGATCCTTCTGTAGTGGAAGGAAGTTTAATTTTACACACAGACGGAGAAATCTATAATGAGATTGAGAATTTATTTTTAGCAGATTCTACCGATAAAGTTTTTAGTAAAACTTATATGGACGATTACTCTGTAAAAATTAATTTCGGAGATGGGTTAAGGGGAGTTTCTCCTACAGCAGGAAAATCGTACACACTTTACTATAGAGTTGGAGGAGGTGATAGAGGTAATATTGTATCTAACTCTATTAATGTTAAAATTCCTGTATCTCTAGGCTCAACTGAAATTTCAGTAGATGTAGTTAATCCTACTATGGCAACGGGTGGATTAAGCTCTGAAACTACTGATCACGCAAAGAAATGGGGACCTTATTTCTTTAAAACCCAATATCGAGCAGTTACGGGGGAAGACTACACAACCTTTGCAAATCATTTTACAAGCACAGCAGGTCACTCTGGAAAAGCATCCGCAGTTCTTAGAAACTCCGGAGCGGGTGGAAATATGATTGATATTTATACAGTAGCATTTGCTGCGGCTGTCAATGGCGCGCAAGTTCAGGTGGAGAGAGCATCTATTACGTATAAAAGAGAACTATTGGAATACTTAAATAAGTATAAAATGCTAACCGATGAGTTAACAATTGTAGATGGGCTAGTAAGAACTGTAGATTTAAAGTGTACATTATTCTTAGATAAGCCTTATAAAATATATGAAGAAGATATTAAAAGAAAAGCTGCAGCTAATATAGTGAATTTTTTCGATTTAAATAATAGGGATTTTGGGGAAACTCTTCATGTTAATGATCTAAACAAAGAAATTTTTAATATTCCAGAAGTTAGATTTTCGTCGATTGATAATATTAAAAATAATATCTCACTGAATTTTAATGAAATATTGCAGTTAAACAATGTAGAAATTAACGTTAAGTACGTATAAAAAAATGGTAAGAAAAAGAGGATTAGGAGATCAGGGATTAGCTGATAAAAATTATCATCAACATAATTATATTGATGTAATAAAGGCTATAACCCCCGATTTGTACCATGATACAGATGCTTCAATCTACGGTACCGGCGAAGACATTTTATACTCTACCTTAGGGAAGATTTTAAAAGTTGTAGATGTTATTGAAGATATATTCCCAACTATCAATTATGAAGCATCTTCTCTTCGCCAGAGATTTGTACTACGTAATGATTTAACTAATATAAGACCTTATATCTTTGAACTTAAAATTCTAAATGCATTAAATACCTCATTCTCCGATTTCCCAAATAGAGAAGAATTTAAATCATATGTCTCAGGAACTTTACTTCCTCATATTGTACTAAATTCCCCATCCACTGAATTTATAAGTGGTGTAAGTTCTTTAGTTACCTCTAGCGTTAATACTTCAGCTAAATGCCACACTTACCTAATGGATACATTATCCTGGTATTATGCATTAAATTCTACAGGATTAACGGGGACAACCGTAGAACCATCGTCAATTGTTACTGAAGAATTAACTAAACTATATGATGGATCATCCCTTAGAGAATCAGACGCCGTTACTTCTATATTTGAACACCTATGGAAGAATAGAGAAACTGTAAATCTTTTTAATGATTGTATACCCCGCCAATTAAGTAAAAGCGATTATAATATATCAGCTGGAACGTATACTTCAGGAACCCAAAACTGGGACAGACTAAAAACCTTAGTGAGTATATGGTATAATGACCATGATGAAAGCTCTACAACTTTAGACACTTATTTAGATCTTTTCCTGACTGAAAATACCTTTAGTCCTAAGATGGTTGAAGACGGAGCTTTTACGAAATTTCTACAAGCCCTTAGTTATGGATTCTATGATATAAATACAACTATAGAAGATCTTGGCGATCTAGTTGATATTGAAAGATGTCCACCTCAATTTTTACAGCACCTCGCATCCTTAATAGGTTGGAGATTAATGACTGGAGATGTAGACCGGTGGAGAGCCCAGCTTAGAAAAGCTGTCTATATTTACAAAGGCAAAGGTACCAGGAAAGCACTAGAGGAAGCTTTAGAATTAGTTTTTTCTGACCCTAATATAGTTCCAACTGACCAAATAAATGAGACATGGGAAATGTTTCTACCTAGGATGGTATATTATTTAATCGCTACGGAATCCTTAACATTAAATCATCCTAAAGCAAGTACTCAAACATTTAAAGGGATTCCCCTTAACAGATGGTCTCAAGCAAATAAAGATTTAAATTATCGCGCCGCAACTGATTATGTATTAGAGATTCTACATCAGAATACACCACCATCTCCCACCCGCGCGGAAGGAGGAGCCATTTACTTTAATGATGTTAAATTTAATTTAAGTTCCTGGGATCCTGATAATCCTAATTTTAAAGGATTTTACCATAGGCAAATACCCGACTGTCCAGTCCCTCCATGGGAGAATGATAGATTCTATGATAACACTTGGATTACTCCAAACCAAGTAAAAATTCTATGTGATATTCTTACAGCCTCTGGTAATGCTAGTGGAGTAAATTCCCCAAGAGGTGGACTAGATATCCCTACAACTTACGTATCAGAGCTGTCGTCAATTCTAATGAAAGAAAGTTACGATAATCAAGATTTGTACTATCGTAGTTGGAATAGGAAATGGAAATTCTACGCAAGTGGTTATTCCCCTCCGCCTAACTTATCAAGTATAGCAGCTTCTAAGGATGTTTCTAAATTAGGGTTAGTAGATTACTGGTCTTCTAAGAGCTCTACTATAACCTCTCAAGTATATTTAAATAATTTTAATTTTTCAGTAGATGCTGTCAGAATTCAAAAATCAGAAGTTATAAATTCTATTCGCCAAGTATTTAGAAGCTTTGTACCATTCCATGTACAAGCTAAAATATTTAATGTAGCTGATGCTGCAGAAGAGCATACATCTAATGATATACAACTATGTCCTATCGCTGTAATAAATGCTTTTGATTTATCTACTACTGCGGATGTTGATCATTACATATTAAATAATATAACACCTTCTAGTATATCATTAACGAATGTTGTTACATCTAGTACTGATACATCTGCAAACTTTACAATGTCATCCCATGCAAGTACTAGTAGAACCTCTGGCAGAAGAAGAAGTTTAAAATACTTAAATAGGTTTAGAGTTTATAGTAGAAATGGAAAGGCAATGCCTATTCCTAAAAAAGCAATATTTAAAGTTGATACATCCGCATACGATACTTTAGATATCCATACTGCAGAATTCATACCTCTAGGGTACAACTTTTCTTCAGGTACTTACTTCTCCCCATCAGGCTCCTTAAGTGGGGTATACGATGCTTCTAATGATCTCGCAGTATCAGCCCTACCTATATTATTTTCAGGTACGTCCACATACCCCGGTACCGAAACTTACTTACCAGCTGGTCGTTCGGATTTAATACATTCTACTTACACTTATAGTGGCGTTAATGTATCCTCAACTTTCCCATGTAGAATACCTTTCTTATTTGGATGCGCACCCTCAGTAGGAAGGGGTGAGATTCGAGGGATAAAGAAAGTTATTATAGCCTCTATGTGTAGACAAGGATTAACTACTGACTTCGGAGAATCGACTTTAGATAATTTTAAATTTGGAAAAGGAATCGCTAGGGACTTTGCTAATACCAGCGGAGTTATTGGAAATTCTATTTTCTCAGGCACCTCAGGAGTCGCAGCTTCCGCTAATGAAGGTATATCTTTTACAGAAAAAGAATTAAAAATAATATATTCTCACTTTAACGATATGGCAGACATGAATGCTACTAGGATAGGTATAATAGGATCTCATATTGTAGATATATTTGGAACAAGTGGAGGTTCCAGAGGATATGCTATTGAGCCTTACGGGACAAGTGACCCTGCAAACTTTGGACTTCAATCCTCAGGAGAAGCCTTAACCACCTCTATAGGAGATGGAATAATGTTTAATTTATCAGATAACTAATGGAAGGGTACGTAAAAATATATCACGGAGATCTTAGAGATTCTAATTTAATTTTTGAAGATCATAATCTAGTTGTAGATGCCGCATCAGAATTTATAGCCGATGCATTTACAGTACTCCCTTCACCTTCGTCTATGGCACCCCATATAAGTTTTTCTACTTCCACTATGGGTATTGTTGCTATGTCTTTAGGAAGCGCACAAAGTTCTAAAAGTTATAATACAGAAGGAGTAGCAGGTATTAAAGCTTTAGCTCCTAGTATCCCTGTTCCTACAGACACAACTATTCAACCTCCTGTGTACGATCTTAATTCTTCCGGACCTGGAAGATTAGGTCAATTTTTAAATTATATAAATTTTTCAGGTCAATACAGTCCCTTAACTCTTAAGGAGATTAAAGATTATGGATGCTACATTCCATCAGGTGGGATATACGCTACTTCAGGAAACGCTGTTACTCATACTTGGCTGGATATAGATACTAATTTTGGTAGAGGTCTAGCTGTAAAGTCTGATGGAACTTTACATGGTTGGGGTAAATATCAACAACATCCTCTAGAGTACATATTAATAAATATCCCAACCGATTCTCATTTTACCACTGCAAAATTAGGTAGAAATCATGGAGTAGCACTAACCCAACAAGGACATATTGTTACTTGGGGGGATGATACTTACAACCAAGTTTCTAATACCCCTTCGGGTTCAGGATTTACAAAGATTTCTACAAATGAGAGTCATGCATTAGCATTAGACTCTTCCGGATATATTCACGCATGGGGAGACTATCAGTTTACAGGAGGATTTAGTGCCAAGCCCGACACTAGTGGATTCACTGATATCAACTGCGGTAGATATAATAACTTAGCAATTGATGGCTCCGGATACATTCACGTATGGGGAAATGACTTCGATAATGACGTATTTAAAAACGTACCAGATACTTCTGGGTATGTTCAGGTAGCCGCGGGAGATACTCACTGCCTAGCCTTATCAGGTAATGGAACTCTTACATCTTGGGGAACAGATACTGATGGTACTGTAAGTTCAACTCCTGCTGGAACATTTTCATCTATATCAGTTGGCTCATTTCATTCTCTTGCCCTATCATCTACTAATGTTATAAGTGCTTGGGGTACTGATAGTTCTTATCTCCATATAACTAATAAACCCGTAGCAGCAGTGTCTTCAATAGCAGCAGGTTCAGATTTTAATCTAACTACAAGCGGAGCAGATGGAGATTACCAAATATCAGGATGGGGAAATGATACATACACCGGAATTACAGGTGCTCCAGCCAGCGGTACCCCTCCAACAACTCATAAATATACTGGAAATTTAAATGATACTTCCGCTATTAATAGTGAGGGATTTATTTTAGAATCCAGAGTAGCCAGAGGTTCTCAAGTTGTTAATGATGCCAGCGCAGGATTTATTGTGTCAGGAGTTGGGGATGTTTCCTCAACAAGAGAAGTTCAATACACTCTCACTATAAATTATGATGAGTGGCTTTATCTAACCGAATTCTATGGAGGAATTGGTTCTATAGGGTTATGGACATTAAATAGAGGAGAAACTATAAGTAAACATCCGGAAGGAACCACTATGGATGAGATTGACCTATATAACATATGGGATGTGGATCTAAACCCTGTATTTAGGTTATTTGCTAAGAAAGTCTTTCTCCCTGGAGGACTACAATTAGTTGATAGCGCAAAAGATGCAGCCCTAACTATCATCTGGAGTATTAAATTTTAACAGAATAATGAATTACAAAGAAAAAATCGAGCCAACAGGACACTTGCAAATTATCAAGGTAAACTCTGATAATTCTCAAGAAGTTTTAGTAGATGATCACAATATTATCACAGAAGGAATGGGGAGAAGTTTAGCCGCTATGTTCTCTCATGAGGACAAGACAGACTCATTTGATAATTTTACCATTCCTTTTTTCCAAATAGGAAGCGGAACTACTACTATGGTCTCATCTTTAACAAGTTTAGTATCTCCAGTATCTTCAACTTATTATAACTCAGATGAGGTAACTTTAAGTTCAACCTTAGTTTCGGATAGCGCAGTTGCGGAGTATATGATTGCTATACATCCTGGTTATATTTATCTTTCCGCAGCTAACAAGGTTACTTATTCGGTAACTCTAGATGAGAATACAGCCAATAATATAGACATATCCGAATGTGGGCTGTTCAGCAAAAACCCATATCTTCAAGATCCTCCTGTAGCGTACCTATGCGCATATAGAAGTTTTGATGATATCCCAAAAAGAAATTCATATACTTTAATCTTTAACTGGACCATAGAATTTTAAATCATGATTAGCGACGTAACCGGAGGACCTTTTGTAATATCTTACCCATCTACTTATTTGGTAGATGTTAACAAATACCACGCATCTCAATTTTATAATTGGGAACAAGACAATATCCCTATTGACGACCTAGAGACTAGAACTGATACTTTAGGAGCAGCTATAGGATTGTTTGAAGACGGTATTGCTGGAACTACAATGACATTAGCCAATACTGAAGTATCTGCTAATTCAATATATGGTAGCATTGATAATATAATAAAACTAATTCCAAAAACTATCACTTTTCCTATCCTTGTGGAGATTACCACTTACGGAAATTTAGGAGACCTAGTTCTAGAAAATATAACGCTTAAAGGTAACGGTAAGCTAGAATTTATTAATAGGAATTATGCAACCGCAGTTAAGGGGGATACTAATCATGCAGTTACAGATGGGACTGCTACAATCACGTATTTCCCATGGGGTGATGAACTAATTACATCAGCTTTAACATCTCAGAAGATTGTAGGAGATATAGCCGGAGCAGCCTCTACTAATACATTAAACTCTTCTCCTGCATGTTTCGATAAAGATGAATGGAATAAATATTCTAGAGTTATATCTTATAAAGACTTAAGTACTAATACTGCGATAACTGAACCACTTTTCCACGTTTCTGGTGGAGGGGTAGTAATGCTAGATGCCGGGTCAACATCTGATTATGGTTTTAGCGGTTCTCCTTATTACGATGTTACCACCTCTTCTGATGATTCAAATCCTGCCGAATTCGGAATGTCAGGACAAACATCGTTTAGAGGCTCCACATACCGTACAGCTCCAGTAGCAACTGATATCGCCTCCCCTACCTACGTTTACGGAAATTGGTTTAACAGTGTTAAAGTTGAAAACTGTAGAGGATCTCAAATACAAATTAAAGGATTCTGTGTAGATGGCGTAGGTGTAAATGCTAATGAAGATGATTACCACGCAAATGCAGTAGGGTTTGATATTCAAAATTCTGATGTAGTACTTACCTCATGCGCGGCTGTTAGAAATGCCGATGTAGGATTTAGAATAGATAACTCTAATGTTTTAGTTGAAGGGGGTTTAGTTGGATATCGTAACTATCCATTTGATGGAAGCTCTCGTACTCCTGTATCCGGGGAAACCGAATATGATATTTGGAATTTAGATTACAAAGGACACGGATTCGAAGCTTATCGCTCACACATTACATTTGACCCTGATTCTAATTTAGATAATAATGCTACAGGAACTGACTCATTCTTAGGAAAGCATGGATTCATTATGAGTAATAATGGCGGTGATGGATGGAGATTTGATAACTGTAGAATTTCTGGAGGAGTAGGAGGTCATACCGGAACTGGAGAACAAGGTGCTGGTCCTGTAGATTACCAAACTACTCAAATTATCGGAGCTTTTAATAAGCTTAATGGTATAAATTTAATAAATTCAAATTCAGCCTATAAAGGGTTACTAAGAGCTCAAGGAAATGAGACTAATGGAGTTACTTCTAATAAATCTAAAGTAGCATGTATGGGAGTAGTATCTGAGTTAAATGAGAGTATTGGATTAAATATTAAATCTTCTGAATTTGTATACAATTATGGAGCTAATGATTTTGTTACCGCATACGATTCTAATAATGTAAACTGGCATAATCGAGCAGGACATTCACTTTTAACTCCTGCTATTAGTATCCAAGATAATGGAACCCAAAATATTAAAATTTTTAATAATTCCACGTTCGAAAATGAATACATGGATTACCAGTCTAGAAGATCTGGACTTGTAGGAGGTAGAGGAAAACCTAGCTATAGCTGGGCAATGCAAGCCGCGAATGGTCAAGGGGGAGCTCCCACAACAATTCACTCACATCAAAAGTTTAATTTACCTCTTATCTCGGTAGACCACAATTCATATGCTAGACTTCTAGGGCTTTCAGTATTTGGAGATATTAATCCTTTAAATTCTGGTTCTAACACAGCGGACGCTTCTGCAGGAGTTAAAGGTAGAGCTTTGAGTGTAACAGATAACTCACAGGTAGACTTATACGGTACCTCCGCGTATTGCACAGTTCTTACAAATGAACGAGATTATACCTCTTCAGGAGATCTTAAGGACTCTTGGAATAAATCTGCCGTATACGCGGGTAATAGTTCCAAGGTAAGAATTTCCGGACCTACTAAGATTTCTCAATTTGGAGTCGCCGCTCTTGCTGAAAATAACTCAGTAATAGAGATTGGACCTCCTTTGGATAATGTAGGAGCTTATGATCCAGGGCTGTATGATTTTAATAATCTTAATGACGGTAACGGTCACACTATGGTAGACATTCAAGGCACTCGCTCTTGTTTAGTTGTTAATGATAAATCCACATTAGATATTTCTAAATGCGGTGTTGGAGTTTCCTCGGATTCTTATACTTTTAATACAACTTCTAAAAGCACAGTAGATGACATCTACCACGCATCTTCGTATGTTCAATTATACCCTAATGGATTTACAGAAGAAGCTTACTCTGATGATGGTGGAAAATACTGTGATCAAGATTGGAGAACAAAATTAACAACTCCTGGCAAGTTTAATAGATTAACTATGGGATTTGATAGTTCTACTAGCCCAACTAAAGATAATCATGTAAGCTCCACCACTGGAGGAATGTGTGTAAGGGCTGTAGGGGGTAGTAATGTAATACTTGACCAAGTTACTTTTGAGGTTCATCTAGGATGTACTGATACATCCGGAGCATATTATAATATAGCCGGATCCGCTAATGAAGGGGTAGGTCTATACCACGGCTCTTCTAGCGATACAATTACGGCAGACAATATGTTTGGCACTGCTACTGAACATTACGGAGGCAGTCAAATTCATATGTGGAATATAGCTGATACATCTCGTATAGTCGCATCCAATTTACAGATTAATAACGTCGATGGCTCTGCTGCAGGGTATCACGGACCTACTGGTCAATGGGGCTCCGGTGCCGCTTATGATTATAATTTAGGACCTTTAGATTATTATGGATCCGGAGGAATATACATAGAAGAATATTCAGCCGCTACTAATAAAAACTTCGGACCTTTCAGACTTATGGTAGGAGTTAATACTGACCTTATGAATTACTGCGAAGGTACTGTATCAGGTGTAGGTCAAAGTTCAGTAAATTACGGTCACAATTCTGCAGGACCAAAAGCTTTCGGAGGTACTCCAATAGCTCAAATTAACTCTCAAGGATATGCTGCTCCTGGAGCATTTGCTATTCCGATTGCGGATACTGATTATAGAGCTCATCAAAAGATTGAAGGTCTTTTTTATGACGATTTCACATTAACCACCAGTAACATGGCTCAGCCTATATTTGGAGGTCGACCTAATGACCTTCAATCAGTAACTAATAATAGAAAAACTCTCTCAAGCCCAATGTTAATTAGGTATGATTCTTATAAACCTGATGGTTCAACTCACACATCTGCAACAACCACCGCAGGTACTAATTTCCCTCTCCCCCCTCTCCATATGGAGTGGCAGGGATATCTTAGAAATTTCTTAGACGAGTCTGCTTCTGATGTATTTGCAAATGCGAAACATGGAGCTAGTAAAATGATTAAATTATGTTCAATTTTTAGATCTAATACTAACCCCCTTATGGGTGGTGAAGGTAGAGATGGGGATGGATCATATACGTTTGGAAAAGGATGTAGATCCTTAAACCTTTTTGACCTGGATAAATTAATATAATGGTTGCAACTATAAATGAAAAAATTAGATTCTATAAGGCAAATGATCCTTATTATTACGAAGTAGATAATCTACCTTTAATTGATTTATTAGAAAATGATAAAAGTTTAAGGGATACTGTTAACTCTATTATTACAAGTAACCAAAACTGGTCTACTGAGTACTATGTTGATTTTAAAGTTCAAACAGCAGTAGGTAATTCTAGTATTATTGATGTAGAAGGGGATGGTGATACTCTCCCTAATAATGTAGTTGATTGGGTATTAGGTAAAAATTACGTTACCCTTGAGGATGTAGATGAAAATACAGATGAAGTAATAGTACCTAAGAAATTAACCCATCTCCGGGATGTTCAAGTATTAGCAAGTACTATACAAGAGGGAGATATTTTAGCATATGACCCAACTGTACTCCAATCCAATAATACCGATTATGGAGTTTTTGTTAATCAACCTCCACAAGCAATCCCAGGTATTCCTCAAACCTATTACTTACCTGAGAGAAAGTTTATCATAGGTCAGGAAAAAGCAACAACGGCTGGAGACGATGGTCATCACTTATGGAGCACTCACACTTCTAATTATATTAGTGAAACTATAATGGATAAAGATAGCTACAAATCCTTTGCGTCTAATACAAATGGATATTCGCATGGCTTTTATTTTGTTAGAACGTTCCAAGATCTAGGTATTCCAGAAAACGCTTCAAAGATTTTTTGTAAATGGGGCGCTAACTTTATCTGTGGAGATACTTCTCAAAACGCTGATAGCCATATGCATTTAAATCACCCTCACTCCCCTTATTCCCCAGGGAAGCAGGAGATAGTTAATAGAAATCCAAACGCATCAGTTCCAGGTTCAGCATTTCACAGATGGGAAGCATTAGCATTAGCATCCGCTGAAAAAACTGTAAATTATAGTAATACTATGGAGGTAATGTATGATCTTACTGTACATTACGGCAACGCTATTACGCACCCAGAAGACCCAACCAAAAATCTTTTAATTTTCTATAATGGAATTATTGGTCATACTAAAGCTGCAAAAATATTCCTCTACGTATATGGATATGAAATGTAATCTTTTACTTCTGTTACCTTTACTGGCATCTTGTTCTACATTAGCTCCCATAGCTGGTGGAGCAATCGGAGGTGCAGCTGGCTCATTAGGAGGTCCAGCCACCGCAGCAATAGGTGGAGCAGCCGGAGTAGCCGGAGCTCAAATGATGTTTCCAAACCAAACAGTAAGTAATGAAGTAGCTCTAGTAGCCGCTCAAGCAGGAAAACCAGCTCCAGGTACAGTAGCATCTACAATCCACGAAACTAAAGGTTTAGTATGGGATTTAGGTTGGATGTACCTATTAATCTTCATCGTAGTCCCATTCTTCTCTAAGAGAGGTCGTACTTGGATGAAAAAGTTTACCGATCTTGGTAACACAGTTTCTCAAAAAGATATAGAAGAAAGAGATCTTCAGCAAGATGATAGACTAAATAACCTAGAGGAACATATTAACAACCTCTTAAAAACCAAATAACATGCAATTTATCGATTATAATTTTGTTTCAGACGATGTCGCAAAGAACATCATGGAATCTTACGGCTACGAAGTACCTGAAAAGGAAGAAGTAGTTAGCGAAGACGTCGCAACTCCTGAGTTGCCTGATTACGTTTGTGTAGTTAACGAAACTACATATGCTCTTTGTGAAGGTGTAGAAGAGGTTGACGGTCAACTGTTTATTCCAGTAATGGAAGTAAAAGCCGAACTACACGAAGCACTAGCTGAAAATGAGACTACTCTACTTGAATCAGTTGAGATGGGTGAAACCAGTTACACCTTTGGAGATATCTTCGAAGATGAGAAAACTGGCGAAATGTTTATCGCAATTAACGAAGTGAAAAGTGGACTTCCACCATTGAAGCGTTCCAAAGGTGATACAGAACCGGGATTCATGTCGAAGGGAGACGGACCTCCTACCTCAGAAGACCACAGGGCAGAGATGAAAAGAAAACAGCAACCTCCTACCTCTCAAGATAATAAGCCTAAAGAGTAATCCATGACGAAAACGGTAATGGCAAAAGCAGATGAAATCCTCGCTACTATGGGGATTTCAGATTCTGTACCATTATCAGAAGCGTCAACCGAATCCTTACATGCTGTAGGTAAAAAATATAATGAAGACCTCCCCCAAATTGATGATACTCAACGCCTTGCTTTACTTGAAGCTTGTGGCGCTGTGGATTCAGATGAAACTGAAATCGACGATACCGATGCTGCAGGAAGTGATAGCGTTCCTGAGACCGATGAAGAAGTAGCCATTAAATTTAAGCCTGCTAGGAAATTA